CTAAAGAGTCCCTAAAACTTCAATTGCTTGGTTATTCTCTTCGTCAAATTGCTCTTCTAATAAATGAGAGTACACTTCCAGTGTGATACGCATATTTTTGTGTCCTAAACGTTTACTGATATATTGAATAGAAACACCTTTAGATAATAGATAACTACAGTGTGTGTGACGCAACGCATGAGTAGTTATCTTTTTTATATCTAATTCTTCGCATAACTCTCCAAGTCTTGCATTCACTCTTTTTACTCTCGGCAGTATTCCTCTATCTTTAAAAATGTAACCGTCCATACTGATAGCCCATGTAGCAATCACTTTTCTGATATGCTGCATATCTTCTTTTGCTACGTCCACATAGCGTGGCGAAGAATCTGTTTTCTGTTCATCAATATAAAGGTCTTTACCGATATAACTCGATTTCATATTAATTGCACCGCTCACACGACAACCTGTGCAGATCATGATAAACAAAATCAAATCCATTCTTTTGTTACTTTGCATCAGTTTATTTTTTAACCGCTTATACTCTTCTATGCTGATGAACTTGTCTGTTTCTTTTTTAGGCTCATGACCTGCTTTGAATGTAATTCTATATACTGGGTTACGTTTGATTAACCCGTCATACACTGCATCATCCAATGAGGTTTTAAGTAATGATCGCATTTTTCTGCCAGTTACTTGACTGCGTGTTTCTGTGTACGCAGTCAGGAAATTCTGAACATCAAGACGTGTCAATTTTGCTATCGGTATATCCGCTATTTTGAATGATTTTAATATTTTTAAATTACTTTTATAACCTCCGTACGTTGATTTTGATACTGAGTTACGTTTATAGGTAACAACCCACTGCGTTAAGTATTGATGTAATGTCAAAGTATTATCAGGAGAATAGCCTTGTTGTAATTCATTCAACTTCTCTATACCTGCGTATTCAGCTTCTTTTTTAGTACGGAATCCTTTTTTACGGTAGCGTTTGTTATTATATTTGAATTCATATTGCCATTTGCCTTTTTCGTATTGTCTCATTCGCATATTGCATTCCTCCTCAAAAAAGGTAAAAAAATAATAAGGGTACGGTGGTGTACCCCGAATTATTGATTAAACGTTTAAAGATAATTTTCATTAAAAAAAGAAAGTTTTCGTATTAGATCATAAGTAAAACCGATTGTTTCTAGTAAATTTATTTTGTTGTATTGATCCATTTCTCCGTATAATTTAAATAATTCTTCTATTAAGTTATCCCGTGTTGGTTTATTTCTAGTAAACAAAAGAATTATTAACGTTAATGCATATAAATCATTTCTTCCAATGTCTTTAGCATAATCTTTTTTCAAAATTAATTCGTAATTAATTATATTATTGAAAAGTGTTCGAGATAATTGGGATTCAGATTTAAAAGAATAAAATCTATGGCCGTGTGCTATTCTGTTTCTGAATTCTCTTAATAAATTCAGTGAATCCACCCCTATACTTGATAACTCTTTTTCGTTATCTGTTATATTAGAAATACTTTTTAAAACTTCTACTTTATGTTTCTTCTTTAAAATGCTTAACCACTTAATTGTTAAACCAAAATTGTGAGGTAATATTATTATCCATGGTGGCACATGGTTATGTTTACTCTTATAATGATTTATCGATTCCACTTTATTCCAATTTAAAGATTTGCTAATATCATCCAATACTCCAGCTCTTTTACTTTTATGAGGATCATAATAGTAAGTATCTAGATAACTGTTTTTTCTATCGAAAAATTTTGGATTGTATTTATTTTTTGTTTTAGGTTCATTGACGCCAAAGTTTTTAGCCACTACCGCAGCAACATTATTCTTTAAAGATTGTTCAATCAATATCAAGTATTTAAAGTATAAATTCTTTAATCTCATATCATTTTGATAACAATGGAACAAATCTCTGAAATGTGTATTTTCTATAAAATGGTCGTTGTCTTTATTCTTAAAAAAGTGAGAATAAGCGTTGATTAATGAATAATAGGAAATTGTTTCTAGCTGTAGCAACGCAAATTCTTCGTTATCAATAATTAATCCTCTATCTTTTAATAAAGTTACTTGTTCTTTACAGCTTAAATATGGTTTTGATTCTTTGGAAGTCTTTAAATAAATTTTTATGGCATTTATGTCTTTCAATAAAATTCTCTCCTACAACGAAAAAACCCCTCATGCAAGCATGAGAGGTTTCTTGAGTCGTTTCATAGAACAACTATTTCATACTTACATTATAGATGTTTTTTCTTTATTAGTCAATATTAAAGATAGTTCTTGAAACTAACAAGCTTCTTCCATCCCACAACCTCCTTTAACCTACTCATCATCTTCTAATAAATCAGTTACATTTATAGTTATCTCTTTTGTAACAGGATTGATATTCAAGTTTTGTCCGTATCCTAGAGATTTAACTTGAATATTTTCGTTTTCAAATTTTAAAGCTATTTCAACGTGTTGATAATTTTGTAAAATTAACAAAGTATCTTCATTAGTTACAATATTATATGAACCTTTTCCATTAAGATTAACTTTCCAATTTTTAAATTCCATTTCTTACCTCCTTCGCCCCAGAGTGGAGGGGGAGTTATTATTTCAGTGTATTTTCCATTGATTTTTTATATTTCTCAAATGTTTTATCGTCAATTTCTCCATTCATTTGCAGTAAAAAATCATCTTTTGAATATGTGTGTGAATATAATAATGCAGATTCTTTACCAACCTCATCATAATATTTTTTAGTTTGCTCTAAATCATCCTTATTATCGAACTTCATTAAGCGACCATTCATATATTGATCGTCATAGCCTTTTTCAACACCGAATATTACACCTTCTTTAGCTTTCATAGGTGCCATACCATAATCATGTCTAGTCATTTCTCTCTCTTCATTTACAGCTAGACCATCATCTTTAAATCCTTTTGCAACATCTTTAACCTCATAATTTTTACCACATGCGGATAAAATAAAAATAGCAATCACAATAAAACCTAAAAACTTTTTCATTCTACATTTCTCCTTAAAAAATTGATGTAAATATCCATTTCATTAGTTCAAAAAATAATCCAATTAAAATTAATAATGCTAAGCATCCCATTCCCATAATAGGTATCGACAGTAGTAATGTAGCACACCCTAAACAACCATCGTTTTGTTTTTCCATATTTTGTTTCTCCTTTTATTTAAAATAATTTTTGACTTGCTATAACTCTGCCAATAATTATGACTTCATCATTTTCCCCATACACTTGCGGATAATGATTTGTATTATTAGACTCCGGAATAAGTATAATTTGATCACCATTGTATCTGACTCTCTTAACTGTAGCATTATAACCATTTATCATAACCACACCGAGTTGGCCATTTTCTACCGCTGAATCTTTTTCTACAATGACTATATCTCCGTCATCAAATAATTTGTCCATACTATCACCAGAAACCTTTAAACCGAATTCTTCTTTACCAGGCGCAAGGTCTTTTTTAGCAAAGTATATGTAATCTATCAAATTTTCTTCGGTATAAATAGGCAGGCCTGCAGATATTTTCGCAAGTACTGGAATCTTTTTTACTGGTAATGTATCTAATACTTGTTTTTCTTTATCCTCTACTAAGTCAGCTTTAGTAACATTGAAATAATCAGCGAGTAATTCTATTTTATCAATGCGTGGGTATGTTTTAGCATTAATCCAATCAGATAGAGTTGTATATTTCACTTTTAAATCATCTGATAATTTCTTTCTATCAACGTTATTTTCTTTCATAAAACGAGAAATATTTTTAGCCATAACTTCCTTATTTCCAAGCATGTTTTTCATTCCTTTCATCTAATAGCTTAGTTTTATTGTACGACTTATCCGTAAAATATACAAGTAAAAAATAAAAAATACGGTTTTAGTGTTGACATTACGTTTAAACCGTAATATACTTTAAACAGTTCTTACAATAGGAGGTGACAAGATGGTTGAAGTACAAGTGAGTAAAGAACCATATACATTAAAAATGTTGAGAGCCAAGTATGATTTAACACAAGCTCAAGCAGGAAAGAAAGTAGGTGTCTCTGCAGATGTATGGCATAATTGGGAAAAAGCAAAAACATTTCCTAACATACCGCAATTACAAAAAATAGAGAAGGAGTTTAACGTCACTTACAATGACATTATTTTTTTAACCAATAATAACGGTTAAACCGTAATAGGAGGAGACAATGGAGCAAATCACATTAACAAAACAAGAATTGATTGAAATTGTAGAACGCGAAGTAAGTAAAAGGTTGAATGGTAAGAAACCTATTAAACCATTTTCAATTTTTAGTGAAGTGAGAATTACAGAAGACGATATCGCAAACATCAATGAAGACTTTAATTTTACAAAGTTTATAAAACCACCATATAGAGGTCGTCATTATAAACCATTAGCTTTAAAGAAATATCTATGTGATAGCAACAATTACTTTCACAAGTACTTTAACGGAAAAGTGAATGACGATAATATCCATGAGCTTATCAGAAAATTAACTTTAGCAGTTTTTGGTGTTAGCAGAAATTCTGATTTAAGTGAACGTGAATTTGAAGAGGCTGCAAAGATTTACAGATACTTCAAAGATATGTACTTACATCTATACAAAAAGCGTCTTTCAAATTTATCTAATGAAGATTTCGAATAAGGAGGAAACCACGTGCAAGCATTACAAGAAATCAAAATTGAAAACAATTCGGAATTAGGAGCAGTCGTTTCTAGTCGAGTAGTAGCAAATGAATTAAATAGAACACACAAAAATGTAATTAGAGGATTGGAGAAAATTTTAACCGGCTCAAATGTGAGCTCGTTAATCGTACTTAGTGAATATAAGGATGCTAAGGGCGAAACTCGAAAAGAATACCTACTCACTAAAGACGGTTTCATTTTATATATGTTCAATATTCAAGGTCACAACGATTTTAAAATGGCGTACATTAATAAGTTTAATGAAATGGAACGACAAATCTCACAACCTATCGCAAGTTATATGATAGATGATCCAGTTAAGCGTGCTGAATTGTGGATTGAAGAGCAGAAAGAGAAACAACAGTTACAACTTGAAAATAATATGCAGAAGCAAAAGATTGCTGAATATGAACCTAAAGCGTCTTACTTAGACACGATTTTAAACAACAAAAGTTTAGTGACAGTAGGTCAGATTGCAAAGGACTATGGTATGTCAGCTCAAGCACTCAACAAGTTGCTGCATGAATTGAAAGTTCAATACAAGCAATCAGGACAATGGTTACTTTATTCAAACTTACATGATAAGGGCTATACGCATTCATCAACTACAGAAATCGAGCATAAAGACGGTAGCACATCAGTACGTATGAACACTAAATGGACGCAAAAGGGCAGATTGTTTATTTACGACTTGCTTAAAGATAACAACATCCTACCCACAATCGAGAGAAATTAAAAAACACATGCTTTGTCGTGGAAAGCATGTGCTACGGAAATTTTGTTTGATTCTAGTCGCCACGACTAACAGCTCAAGTTTTGCTGGTATCGTCCCCAGCCCTGTAATGAGCTTAGGTGTTCAATCAAAGTCTAGCGTCCTATAAGTTACTACCTTACAGTACGCATACCTTTTTAACGCCTCAGTTGGCGATGGAGCACAACAAACGATGCTCTGAATTTAGATTTACTTATCTATAGAACCACAGGGTGATTTAAAACCTCGCATAAGCAAGGCCATCACCTCCCAGTTTATGTGGGGTTGAGATAAGTATATAACGAAATTCCGTTACAAGCAATAAGGAGTGTCGTCATGCTGAATTTGAAAGAATTAAGAGAGAAAAAGGGATTAAGTCGTTATCAACTAGCTAAGTTAACTGGATTGCAAAATTCTACAATCCGATCAGCTGAATTAGAAAACAATAATCCCGGATTTCTAACAGTGAAAAAAATCTGTGATGCATTAAAAGTTGATATTAAAGAAGTGCGAGAAAAGCCGTAAAGGAGGTGAAACGAAATGAGCAAACTCAAAGCAATCAAAATAGCACTCCTAATCGTCATCTTAGCGGAGGAGATTAGGAATGCTAGGAATTATAAAAAAGCTATAGGAAAGCCTTTTAAAGTAAATGAATCAAAGAAAGAAATTTCAGACAAAATATATCGAATTAGGAAAAATCAAATTGATTTCCTAAAAACTCTTTAAGTACTTCACGATTTATTACTTCGTAGCGATAACAACATTATACACGAAAGGAGGAACCGCTTATGACACAAACACTCAGTGTACAAATCAATATTCCAGAAGAATATGTATTGATTGAAAAAGATATTCACTCACAGTTGTTGATGAACCAGCAGAAAGCGACATGGTCCAAAAAAGAATTCATTGATCATTCGCCATTCAAATCAAACAACAGTGTGGATGACAAGATTCTATTCAATCCTAAGTTCAGAAAGATTTTAGAAAGTGAAGGCATTGCGAGTTATCCGAAAGGAAACAAACGCAACTGGTCGTTTGACGGTCCGAAAGCATATGAGTTTTTACGTAAGTATAGAGATGAATTTTAGAGAGGTGAAACAATGAAATCATTCTGGATCGCATACGCTTTCTGCTTTGCAAGCACATCCGTACTAACACTTATCACACAAGATTTCATTATATCAGCAGCGTGGTCATTGCTTTTATCGTTAGCGGTTTATCTGTTCTTCGACGTCTGGTACTTCGAAGAAGATGAAACAGAGGAAGCAGTCGATGACGGAGAAGAGTATATTACGTTATTCATTATCAAATATTAAAAAAGACTGCTAGCAACGGCAATTGCTAACAGTCAGAGTAGAGGTTGAAAATTACATCAGTTTTTTCAGCCTCAACAATATCAAAAAGTGGAGGGATAATCAAATGTATTTTGAACAAGGTGCAGTAGTGCGCCATAAATTCAAGGTAGACGGCTTTGAGTTTATGAGAGAAATCGCAAGAGAAGATGATCATATCAGTATTTTAGTTTCGACTGTAAGTAATATTTATGTCACAAAAACAGCAGTCGCCAGTTTATCAGATATTGAAACTGCAGAAGAAATTATTAAACAAGATGTATATACATTTATCGAAGAACAGACAGACGAACTCGACAAAATCATGGCTTACTTTTCGAAAGGGTGGGGGTAAATATGGCCAGTTTATATAACTTATCTGAAGGCTACAAAGAAGTTTTAGACAAAATGGATGAAGGTTATTCATTTGAAGATATTAAGGACACATTAGATGCAATTAAAGCAGATATGGACACTAAAGTTGATAACATTATCGGACTCAAACGCTCAGCAGAAGGTGATGTTGAAATTATAGACAAAGAAATCAAGCGTCTGCAAACACTAAAAAAACAGAAACTGAACCTTGCTGATAAATTGAAAGGCTACCTGCAGGACATGTTGGAAGTTCAAGAATTAGACAATTATCGCACTTCTAAAAACTATGTATTTAAGAAGCGAAATGCACCGAGTAAATCAGTTACAGATGAAAGGTTAATCCCTGATGAATATTGGTTATCTCAAGCACCTAAGTTAAATGCTAAGCAACTGACAGACGACTTGAAGGCAGGCAAAGAAGTGCCGGGTGCTGAGCTTAAAGTGACTGAAAGCCTGGTGATTAAATGAGTGAAGAACAAGACATTTTACAACAACTAGGCATTGAGGAAATTAACGAAGATACCCAAAAATTTTATTCAATTATGGCTTATGGAAAGTCGGGAACGGGCAAGACAACTTTAGCTACTAGAGAAAATAACGCTTTTATTATCGATGTACATGAAGATGGTACTCAAGTTACTAAAAAAGGTTTTGTTAAAAAAGTCGATAGTTACAACGCTTTTAGAAATACAGTAGCAAATATTGAAAAAATTATAACAGCAGCAAGATCTAAAGGAGTACCCGTAGACGTCGTAGTTATTGAAACAGCTCAAAAATTAAGAGATATAACACTTGCGCACGTTCTACAAAAAAACAATATACCAAAAGCTAGAATACAAGATTATGGTGAAACTTCTAAATTAATTGTTAATTCAATTAGGCACTTATTAAAAGTTAAAAATGAAATGGGTTTCCATGTTGTACTTACAGGTCATGAAGGATTGAATACAGAAGATAAGGACGAAAACGGAAACATTATCAATCCTAGGATTTCAATAGAAGTACAAGCTGCAATACACAATAATTTAGTAACTCAATTTGACATTATAGGTCATACATTTATTGATGATCATACTGATGAAAATGGAAATACCACTCATGATTATGTGTTTTCAGTGGAACCCTCTAATTTATATACAACAAAGGTTAGGCACAAACCCGAAATAACAATCAATAATCCAAAAATCAAAGATGCGTCAATTTCAAAAATTGTAGATATGGCGCAAAACGGAAATTAAAAATAAAGGACGGTAATTAAATAATGAAAAATATTCAAATAAAACATCAACCACCAGAAGCAGTTGATGTAGTGCAGTTGATTAAAGTTGTTTGTCTAAAAGGCGATGGAATTGACGAGCCTATTAGAAGAGTAGAAAGATACTATGAATTAAATGGTGGATTTCTATTTGAAAAAGAATATTAACTCTTGCCAATAAAACTTTCTGCTTCGGAAATTGCGATTTCTGTTGATACTAAGTTTGTTAAAGCATATAAGAATTTTTTTAAATCTTGAACATCTTTATTGATGTGTTTTCTAATGTAATGTGTTTCGTCATTACCTATCCATGTAGCAGCTTTAGCTAATTTCTGTATTCTATCATCACCTATAGAAGAAATACATTGGCTTAATAGTCTTTTAGAAATGCTATCTCTATCTTCGTTTTTTAATTCAATGAGGTAGTCCTTCACTAAAAATTCAATAGCTTTACGATATCCAATACCAGCTAAATGATCAAATCCTAAACCTTCTGCATTTGAACTCTGGGTAATGATTTTATTAAATTCTTTACTTATCTCATCAATTTCGCTTGGATATTCGAATAAGCTTTTAGGCATCGGTTTTTCGTTATCCAATTCAAACCCTATAATAAAGCTGTCTTGCGAGAGTTTAACTTTATAAGTTTGTAAGAAATGTTTATGACAACTTGGACATTGTAGAGTTAATGACACTGGGAAACTGATATTACTTGTATCTAACGGAGTTGAACATAATACAGATGGACTTATCTTGGATTTACACCAAGGGCAATAATTTGGTAATTCTATCTCATATTTTCCGTGTGTAGTTCCTTGAGTAGTTAACAAACTAATTTCGCGTTTCAAAAATATCACTCACTTTCAAAAATTAGAATTAAATATATTATACAAAAATAACGTAAAGGACGGTAATTAAATATGAAATTCAATTTAAATTTACAAGGTGCACAAGAATTAGGTAACTATATGCAACCAGGTCAATACAGTGTAAAGATTAAAAACTTTGAACGTAAAGAAAGCAAGAATGGACATCCTCAATTAGCAATCACATTCACGCATAAAGAAGAGGGCGAATTTACTCATTACGCTAATGGTGATACGTCAAATGATTTTGCTAAAAACTGGTTATACACATTCTTAAAAGCAATAGGAATTCAAGACAACAACGGTCAATTCAGCTTTACTGAAAGAGATGTAATTGGTAAACCAATCAATATTGAACTTGAACGTAAATATAATGACTATACAGAAAAATGGAACACAGCATTAAAACGTTTTTGGAAATTCGACGGCACACCAATTTATGAAAAGGTTGGTATTAAAGAGAATGAAAAAAACGAAGGCAGTGAGCAATCAAGTAAACCAAGTATGAACGATAGTAATAATCAGTTTGCTAATGCGAATGGGCCTGATATAAGTGATGATGATCTTCCGTTCTGATTGGAATGATATAAGTGTCAAAAATCATTAAATATAAACCAAATAATAATGGTTCGTATGATGTAGTTGTTACAGGTGTAGAGATACCAGAACAAGCTATAGAACTGCTAGATGTAAACCAGTCTATTGATGTTGATTGTTCAGTGATAGATCCAAATTCTATCACTGGCAAACAACGCAGGAAAATATTCGCTTTATGTAATGACATAGAGAGCCACACAGGGCAACCCCGAGACTATATGAGGTATTTGTTCATGGATTACGTAGAAGTCCTCTATGGGTATGAAAAACGTCTCTCATTAAGCGACTGTACACGTACCCAAGCAAACCAAATCATAGAGGTTACTCTTGATTGGATATTTTATAACAATATTCCATTAACTTATAAAACAAGTGACCTGCTTAAACAAGATAAATCCTTCTTGTACTGGGCTACAGTCAACCGTAACTGTGTAATATGCTTAAAACCTCATTCAGACCTTGCACACCATTATGCAATAGGTAGAGGTAAGAACCGTAAGACAATGAACCATTACGGATATGAAGTGTTAGCGCTATGCAGATTCCATCATCAAGAACAGCACAACATAGGCGTAGACACATTCGACAAGAAATACCACTTAGAAAACTCGTGGATTTCAGTAGATGATCGGCTTAACAAAATGTTGAAAGGAGAAAGAAATGATGAATGATATAGAAAAATTAGAATCCGAAAAAGAAGTTCTGAATTTCCTCTTCGGATTACGTAACACTAAAATAACAGATTCTAACGTTGAATTAATCAGTACAAAAATTTATGAAAAGATGTTGGAACATCCTACAGCGAATGCGTGGAGCTTTTTTAGATTTGCGATTGCAAAAGAAAATATATTGTTAGGCAACTTAATTAATGTGAACGAAAGGAATCTGGAATCGGTAATTCTTCGAAAGCATCGAGAAGACGCTCGAAAAACTCGTAAAGCTTTACTTGGTTATTGTGAGATGGAACCTCTTTACACACCTGATGATATGAAGGTTGTTTCAAATGAATAACAGAGACTATATATCATCAATAATCACACAATTCAGTGGTCAAAATAATATCATTCCTATACCGGTTATTTACTTAAAAATCACTGAAGATTATCCCACTGCTGCGTTACTTAATCAATTAATTTATTGGTCAGATCGAACTAATAGAAAAGACGGTTATTTCTACAAATCCTATAAAGAATGGGAAGAAGAGATACATTTATCTAAATACCAAGTAATGCGTTCAATAAAGAAATTAAAGAATATGGGGATTGTAGAAACTGCATTAAAAAAGGCTAATGGCGCACCTACTGTACATTATAAAGTCGATAGTGAAGTTACTTCACAATGGATTGTTAAGTTTCTTAACAATGGAAAGTCAACAAACTTAACAATGGATAGTAAAGAAACTCAACAATCTTTAACAGAGATTACTACAGAGATTACTACAGAGACTACTAACAATAATATATTGTCTCCTTCGTCGACTGCGTACCCTTACCGTGATGTAATTAATTATCTTAACCAACAGACAGATAAGCACTACAAATCTACGACTAAGAAAAACCAAACAGTCATACGTGCAAGAACTGATGAAGGTTTTACATTAGATGACTTCAAAAAAGTAATCGATAACAAGGTATCGGAATGGAAAGGTACAGACATGGAAAAGTATCTGAGACCTGAAACGTTATTCGGTACTAAATTTGAGGGTTACCTTAACCAACAACAACCTAACGCTGTTGATGAAGATTGGAAAAAGCAATATGAGGATGTGTTTTAGATGAACTCGTTTTTTGAAATAGCTAAAAAAGCGAAATTTAAAAATAAGATAGTTAATCAAGAATTAGGATTGCACTGCAGCAAGTGTGGTAGAGATTATGATTACTACGAATTCGATAATGGTCAAATCATCAAAGATGGTTGTGATTGTGACATGATAGCATTCGCTAAACAATCGACTGAAAACTTTAAAAGAAAACAACAACGTATTAAAGCAAACGCAATCTTTAAAAAATCTATTATCAATGATGATCTGGCAGATGCAACCTTTGATAATTACCAGCCTACAAGTGAACAACTTGCTAGAGCGAAAGCATTACTAGAACGATATGCGAACAACTTCACTTTAGATAACAAACAATCCATTTTATTATTCGGCAGTTATGGTACAGGTAAGAGCCATTTATCTATGGCCACTATCAAGCGTGTAAAAGAGAAAGGTTACTCGGTTTTATATATGAATGTGCCGCAGTTAATTACAACCTATAAAGACACATATAACAAATCTTCTCAAATTACTGAAAGAGAAATAGATAAAGCAATATCTGATGTTGACTTGCTTGTATTAGATGATTATGGAACATCATTAAGCAACTTCGGTGTACAGAAGCTGTTTGAAGTAATGGAATCACGTACTGGCAAGCACAATATCATCACTACTAATAACAGTAGTAAAGAACTGATACAAAATAAGGATCTGGCCAAAATATTTAGTCGAATGATGAAAAATACAACAACAATCAATATGAATGGCGAGGATTACAGAATGCGAGGGTTAAATTTTTGATGTTAACCAAAGATTATATCGTACGTCATCTTAACTGCAGTTCAGTATTTGCAGAGATGATGATTACACAAGCACAGGGCAACGCTGATAGATTGTACGACTTATTCCTATACCAATGTAAAAAACGTCGTACAACGCCCGCTGTGCGTCAAATAGAGGTGTCTTATGGAAATAGAAATTAAATTCAACGAAACACATAAAGCACCTATGGCTTCACCAAGACCGAGATTCAGTAAAAGAGGTAACTATGTACAAACCTATATGCCTGCAACTTATACGGCGCATAAAGCTTTTATACAAAAGCAGATGCCTAAACTTATGTTAGAAAATAGCGTGATTGTAACGTTGAAGTTTATCTTTATACCGCCTGAAAGTTGGAGTAAGAAGAAACGCTTGGCAATGGTCGGTAAGTATAAGTCTACAAAACCTGATGTAGATAATTTGATGAAAACTGTTTTAGATGCCGGCAATAAGCATCTGTGGAAAGATGATGGCCAGATTGTAGATGTAAGGACCTTAAAGCAATACGGTGAGGAAGCTAAAATCATCATAGAAATCGAGGAGGCAGATTAATTGAATATCGACAATGACGATGTAGAAATGCAATTCAAATGCACAGTGACATTTACAGCTAAAGTCAGAGATACATTTAACAAACATGAAAATACACAAGCTATAGAAGATAGTTTGATCAATAAAATTTATGAAGAACCAGAAGCCTACATGGATGATTTAGAACTTACAGATGTAGAGCGGTTATTGTAGGAGGTTAAGGTAATGGGAAAATTTATTTATAAAGGTGAAACGATTGAGATTGGACCTCAAAAAATCTTATATGCATCTCAAAATTTAAAAGTATCATCTAAAAATTTGCAAGAAAGATTCGATAAAGGTTGGGATATAGAAGATGCGCTTAAATACAATTTCAATCATGTGATGTACAAAGGTAAAATATGCCGAAAGATTAAACATAAAGGTCTCATTTTTTACATCATAGCCGAAGATTTGAAAAGGTCTAAAGTTCCGCCGCAAGCGATTATTAAATATTTAAATGACGGACACATTATGGACGATATTTTACCGCTGGAAACAGAGTTTTATATTGTAGAACGTGAAAAAGATGCTTTGCGCAATTTGGTTTATAAGGACCGTTTACGTAAAGAACGTCAAAAAGAACAAGCAGAAGCACGCAAAAGAAAAGAGCGTCCTTGGTTATACGACGGCACACCGCAGCCACCATATGCACGCGATGAATACACACAATGGCTTATGGACACATCTATTTATCCAAAGGCGGTGCGTTAGATGAGAGAAGTAAAAGAATTACACGTAGGCGATGAGATTATTCTTTGGCAGTATCGTGGATTGAATGTGCAAGGACCTAATGGAGATGACGGTCATGCAGGCGTAGTAATTAGGGAAATTAACAGGAATGATGAACAATCATTGTTAGTTAAATTGAAAGGCATTGATGATCCGTTCGAGTTAACAGATGAGGATTACTTCGACAAGCTTCCAATATCTTTTAAGAAAGCTGAACATTTTGAAGATTGCAAAAACAATTCGGTGCATCAACCTAATCATTACCAGTTCGGTCAATTTACAGCAGCAATGATTATTGAGTTAGTAGGAAGGACTTATAAATCAGCTCCTGTCTTTTATCACGTAGGTAATGCCTTAAAATATTTGATGCGTGCGCCTAGAAAGAATGGATTGGAAGATATTAAAAAAGCGAGGCAGAGCATTGAATTTGCGATTGAGTGTTGGGGTAAGTAGATGCGTGATTTATCAAACACAATTAAACAGCGTTTCAAATCAGACACACGAGGACGTAGTTTAACGCAACTAGAGCAAGAGTTACAAAGCAGAGGTGTAAAGGGGTTTGTGATTGATGCAAGCCCCACACGCATCACTGCAATCGTTTCTAGAGAGGATTATTTGAATAATAGGAGGAATTGGGATGATACCTAAATTCAGAGAGTTTGATAGAGAAAGACATAGAACTGATTATCAGAAAGGCATGAGTTATGGTGAACAACAAGACTTTGATATGGGATTCACTATTTGGTTCGACCATATTGAAGACCTGGATTTAATCGAAAAAGATGGCAACATTAATAGAATTGTGATGATGTCGACTGGTCTGAAAGACAAAAACGGAACAGAAATTTATGAGGGCGATATTCTTAAGTGGTTGGGACATCATGGTCATGGTTGGCAAGCTACAATATATGGTTTTATCACATATGAAAAGGAGCAAGCAAGATTCAGATTAACTGAAGATAACAACGAATATTATGAAGATATTTATCGCATTTCAAAAATCGGGGAAGTTGTTGGAAATATTTATGAAAACCCTGAATTACTGGAGAGGAGCAGTGAGTGATGAAATACAAATACATGGAAAAACAAGTAGAAGGTGCTAAAGCATTGGCAGAAAAGTACCCACACATGCAAACACATCAAGATATTTATCGAGAGCATGTGGAGGTGCTGGAAAAGGCAAAGGCGTTTGATGAGATTTTACGTGTTAATTATATTCAATCACCAGAGAGTTGTGCGTACGAAGTTACAAAAATTATTGGTAAATACATGGAGGATAAAAACAATGAATAAACTACAAATCAAATTATTATCTGAAAACGCAACAATGCCGACACGTGCTAATGCTACTGACGCTGGCTATGACATTTATGCAGCTGAAACTAAGATACTTGAACCGCAAGAAAAAGCGATTATTAAAACTGATCTAGCAATTAATATTCCTGCTGGTTATGTAGGACTGCTTACATCACGCAGCGGGGTTAGCAGTAAGACAAACTTAGTTATTGAAACAGGAAAGATTGACGCGGGATTTCATGGCAATATGGGGATTAATATTAAGAATGATAAACAACAAACAAATGAAATTGGATTACATTTCAAAGGTATAGACGGGAAACCTTTAGAAACTATAGATAACCACGTATTTTTAAGAACATACAAAATCAACAAAGGCGATAAACTTGCACAGTTAGTCATTGTACCTATATGGACACCAGAGTTAGAAGAGGTCACTGAATTTGATACACAAAGCACTAGAGGTACAAATGGTTTCGGTAGTACAGGATATTAAACAGCTTGGCGATTCGTCCGCCTTGCTTTTAGGAGGTAGAAGATGAATAAAATAAAATTAATAACGTGCAGTAATAATATCTATTTCGCATATACGCATAAGTCATTTGATGAGTATGCTGAAAATATTTTAAATACCATCGGATATGTGCGTGTTGAAAATTTAATTAAAAAGAAGTGTTGGGTTAAAACAGAATACATCGAATCGTTAATTTTGGAGGAAGACAATGATTAAAACTATATTTAAAATTATCTTAACGCTTACACTTTACGAAGCAGCTAAATACATTACTGAACAACTTATCATTTACCGTACACAGAACGATGATGTGGAAGCACCTTCAGACTTCGACATACACGATCATATACATCTTAATAATTTAAAAGCAGAGGTGAGTGATTGATGTGGATAGCACTAACCATTCTCTTCGCTCTCCTCTCTCTAGTGCTTTATATGGCGAACAGAGAGTTGGATGAAGAGTTGGAATTGAAGGATATGATTATCGGTAGTCTTAGAAAATATAATAAAAACGACCATGCTACAGTGAGAGGTTATAGAGAAGTTAGGGGGAGAAAATTTGATTGAATTGATTGAGATGTATAGACAAAACAAACTCGAATTAGAAAGTCTTAACTTGCAGAAGGACATCTGTAAAGATGAAATGGATAACTGGGGCGCAGTCACAAAAACGGATTATAAAGCAAGGTTAGGTAAGAAGTTTGATTTATACACTAGAGTAAAACAGACAGACGATCTAATCGGTGAATTAAATCGTATTAATGAACGTATCAAAGAAGTAGAGTGTAGACAGAAGCGTATTAAAGAAGTGATTGATAAGTTTGAAGGTTTAGAGTTTACCATATTAAAGATGAAGTATATTAACGGGTATACACTGCAGACAATTGCAACAGAAACAGGATATAGTGAACAGTACATCAGAAATAAACACGCAGAGATAAAAAGACGTATTGAGTTTGCATAATGTCACATTTATGTAAGGTACAAACATGTTATATCGTGTATTTACAAAATCGTTTATAATTATAGTATCAAGAAATATATCTTTATAGTTACTGCATAAATGATTTCCATGTTACGAATCAACCTCCTCTTAAATAAATTTTAGGCATCCGATAGCCAAGTCGGGTGTCTTTTTTATGTTTAAAATAAATAGCGTGACTAACAAAAAGTAGGTGATAGTATAAGATGACTAATATGTTAAACGGTGTTAATTTTGAAGATTATCTGAAATTAACAAAAAAACAAAGAGAGTATATACGTATCAAAAACGAAACGGATTTAAGCGACAAAGAAATAGCGATTGAAATTAACACGCCGCAACCATCTATCAGTAGATGGAAAACAAATGACAAATTCAAAGCAGGCTTAATGGCTTATCAAGCGCATCATTTAGAAAGTTCTGTACCTCAAGCGTTGCAAACAATGATTAGTTTATTAAATGCTAAAAGCGAATTAGTTAAGTTTCAAGCTGCAAAAGATATTTTAGATCGTACTGGATATAATCCAATTGAGAAACAAGAAGTAGAACACACTGGATCGGTTCAATTTGTGGATGATATCTAATGAGAGTGAAGTTAAGTGAACTAATACCTGAACACTTTCATTCCTTATGGCATGCAGCAAAGGATAAAGGTAAGTTAAACATTATAGCTAAGGGCGGACGTGGTTCAGGTAAATCATCTGACATTGCTATTATTATCGTACTGTTGATTATGCGTTATCCAGTGAACGCATTGATATTACGTAAGATAGACAACACATTAGCTTTGTCAGTGTTTGAACAAATTAAATGGGCAATCAATATTATGGGTGTATCGCACTTGTTTAAGATTAAGGTATCGCCTATGGAAATCACATATGTTCCTAGAGGTAATAAAATGGTATTCAGAGGAGCGCAGAACCCTGAACGTATTAAATCATTGAAAGACGCTCAATTCCCTTATGCGATAGCTTGGATAGAGGAATTAGCAGAGTTTAAAACAGAAGATGAAGTGACGACCATTACTAACTCACTATTACGTGGTGAATTGAATAATGGTCTTTTTTATAAGTTTTTTTACACGTATAATCCCCCTAAACGAAAACAGTCGTGGGTTAATAAAAAATATGAATCTTCATTCCAACCTGATAATACGTTTGTTCATCATTCAACTTACTTGAATAACCCTTTCATAGCCAAAGAATTTATTGAAGAAGCAAAGGCAGCGAAACAACTTAATGAGTTGCGTTACCGTTGGGAGTATTTAGGTGAAGCGATTGGCAGTGGTGTTGTACCATTCAACAATTTACGCATTGAAACAATACCTAACGAACAGTTTGAAACATTTGATAATATACGCAATGCGATTGACTTCGGTTATGCTACAGACCCGCTAGCGTTTGTTAGGTGGCATTACGACAAGAAGAAACGCATTATATACGCTATGGATGAACACTATGGCGTACAGATAAGCAATAGGGAGATTGCACAGTGGATTAAGAAGAAAGGTTATCAGAATGATGACATCTATTGTGATAGTGCTGAACCTAAATCTATTGCAGAGTTAAAAAAAGAACACAATATACCACGTGTCAAACCAGTTAAAAAAGGTCCTGACAGTGTGGAATACGGGGAACAATGGTTAGATGATTTAGAAGCTATTGTTATAGATCCAATCCGTACACCGAACATAGCAAAAGAGTTTGAAAACATTGACTATCAGACGGACAAAGACGGTAACGTCAAACCTAGATTAGAAGATAAGGATAATCACACGATTGATGCTACAAGATACGCCCTAGAGCGTGACATGCGTCAAAACAAAGTATCTATTTTAACGTAAGGAAGGTGATTGATATATTTTGGCCTAATGAAAAACCGTATCACGAAAGAGTGATAGAACAGATTAAACCACAGTATGAAACACAAGAGGAAATGATACTCAGATTGATTACTAAGCATAAAGAGAATGTAGAAGATATTACTGTAGGTGAACGTTACTATAATCACCAACCTGACGTATTGTTCAATGCACCTAAACGTAATGTAAAAGGGGAAATTGACCCGTTTAAACCTGATTGGCGTATGTATACCAACTATCATCAGAACTTAGTAGACCAGAAAGTTGCATATGCGGTTGCTAATCCTGTGACATACGGTACAGAAGATGAAAAGTCACTTAAAACTATTCAAGAAGTATTAAATCACAAGTGGGATGATAAATTAGTCGATATTCTGACTGCTGCAAGTAACAAAGGTGTTGAATGGATACAACCTTATGTAGATGAACAAGGCGAGTTTAAAACATTCAGAGTGCCTGCAGAACAAGCTATTCCTATTTGGACAAATAAAGAGCGTGATGAGTTAAAAGCGTTCATCCGACTATATGAATTAGATGGCGGTGAACGCGTTGAATATTGGACAGCTAATGATGTTACATTTTATGAGTTAAAAGACGGTCAACTTATACCTGATTACTATCAAGGTGAAGAACATGTACAAGCTCATTATTATTTAGGTAATAAATCAATGAGTTGGAACCGAGTACCATTTATTCCATTCAAGAATAATCCGCAAGAAGTAAGTGACTTGTTCATGTATAAGACAATCATTGATGCAATGGATAAACGCTTGTCAGATACACAGAATACCTTTGATGAAGCAACTGAATTAATCTATGTGCTTAAAGGTTATGAAGGTGAAGACTTAGAAGAATTTATGTATAACCTTAAATACTACAAAGCTATCAATGTAGATGGCGACGGTAGTGGCGGTGTAGATACTATTCAAATCGAAGTACCAGTACAGTCTGCTAAAGAATATTTAGATATGCTGCGTGATTATGTCATTGAGTTTGGGCAAGGCGTCGATTTCCAACAAGATAAGTTCGGAAACAGTCCTAGCGGTATCGCACTTAAATTTATGTACAGCAACTTAGATTTAAAAGCGAACAAACTCAAAAATAAAACGCTAACTGCATTGCAAGAGTTGTTACAGTACATTATCGACTTTTACAAATTGAGTATTAAAGTACAGGATGTAGAGATTACATTCAACTTCAATGTCATGGTAAATGAATTAGAACAATCTCAAATTGGTGTTAACTCACAATACTTATCTAAAGAAACAGTTGTGACTAATCATCCATGGGTTGATGATCCAGTTGCGGAAATGGAACGTATCGACCAAGAAGAACTAGCTTTACCTTCTATTGAGGAGGGATTGGATGGAACAGAGAATAAACAACCAACATGATATAGATAAGCAGATTGAGCTGTTAAATAAGCGTGCAGAGGGAGAGTTACAAACCTTATTCTCTAATCGTTTGAAAGTGATTAAACAAGAGATTGCAGAAATGTATGCAAAGTATGACAAAGGCGAACCATACGCCACATGGACTGAATTTAATAAATATAACAGGCTCAACAAGGAACTGACACGTATTGGATTGATGTTGAATGAGGATTATAAGAAAGTCGCTAAATCTATTCAACAAATGCAACAGAATGCGTATATCGAAAAGTATTTGATGAGCCTTTATTTATATGAACAGGCTAGTCAAGTGCCTATGACCTTTGATGTACCTGACGCACAAGCAATCAGAACCGCAATCGAACAGCCTATCGAGTTTATTAAGCTGGTACCCACACTACAAAAACAGCGTGATAACGTACTTAAAAAAATACGTATGAACATTACACAAGGGATTATGAGCGGTGAGGGCTATTCGAAGATAGCGCAAGCGTTGCAACATGATATTGGAATGACACAGAAACAAGCTATGCGTGTAGCACGTACCGAAACAGGACGGGCGCAATCACAAGCTGGATTAGACAGTGCAAAAGTAGCTAAAAACAACGGTTTGAATATGACTAAGCGGTGGATAGCTACTAAAGACACACGCACACGTGACACACACAGACACCTTGACGGTAAAGCAATCGATATTGAAGATAACTTCAAATCAAGCGGTTGTATAGGACAAGCACCTAAACTATTTATCGGTATTAACAGTGCTAGAGAAAATATTAACTGTCGCTGTTCCTTGTTGTATTACATAGATGAAGATGAGTTACCTACTGTAATGCGTGCAAGAAAAGATGACGGTAACAATGAGGTGGTACCTTTTATGACTTATAACGAATGGCAGAAGTCAAAACGGAAAGGTTAAGGTGATCCAATTATCTTGTTGGTAACATACGTCAGTTACTCGACCTAAGTAAGTCGTTAAACTGCTTCTTTTTATTAAATTCTTCGTGGCGTTGCACGTAAAAAACGTAAAAAGGAGTAGTTAAATATGGACTTACAAGCATTATTAGAGAAATTTAAAAACGGTGAAGTAGACGCACAGAAAGTTATAGACGCAGTAGACGAATCAAAGTCTGGTATGGTTCCTCGTTCTCGACTTAACGACAAAACAGAAGAAATCAAGGACTTGCAGACAGAGATTGAAAACCGAGATAAACAAATTTCTCAATTAGAAAAATCTGTAAAAGACGAAAGCGAGATTCAAAAAGAACTCGAACAAGTTAAACAACAAAATGCAGATTGGCAGAATAAGTACCAGCAATCACAACTGAATAACGCTATCAAGTTAGCAGTAGCGAAAGATGCTAACGACGCAGATGATGTTTTAGCACTTTTAAACAAAGAAGGGTTAGAACTTCAAGATGACAACACAGTGAAAGGTTTAGACGACGCAGTTAATCAACTACGTGAAGCTAAACCTTATTTATTTGTGGATAATAAGCCTACAGGACGTACACCTAACGACGGTGTAAGTCCACAAGGTGGATTAACACAAGAACAGTTCGACAATATGAGCGTAGCAGAACGCACGGACTTGTTTGTAAATGACAGAAGCACATACGACAAATTTGTAAGTAAATAATAGGAAAGAGGTAATTTTATGGCTCAAGGAACAACAAAAGTAAGTAATTTAATTGTACCGGAAGTATTAGCGCCAATGATGCAAGCGGAATTGGATAAAAAATTACGTTTCGCACAGTTTGCAGATATTGATTCAACATTAGTAGGACAACCAGGGGATACTTTAACTTTCCCAGCGTTCACATATAGCGGTGATGCACAAGTGATTGCGGAAGGCGAAAAAATTCCAGTGGATCAAATCGGAACTAGCAAACGTGAAGCGAAAGTACGTAAAATCGGTAAAGGTACTGAATTAACTGATGAAGCAGTATTATCTGGTTTCGGCGACCCACAAGGTGAAGCAGTACGTCAACATGGTTTAGCTATTGCTAACAAAGTAGATAATGACGTATTAGAAGCGTTGAAAGGTGCAACATTAACAGTAGAAGCAGATATCACTAAATTAGACGGATTACAAACTGCTATTGATAAATTCAATGATGAAGATATAGAACCAATGGTACTATTTGTTAATCCATTAGATGCTGGTGGCTTACGTACATCTGCATCAGATAACTTTACACGTCCAACGCAATTAGGCGATAACATTATTGTTAAAGGTGCATTTGGTGAAGCGTTAGGTGCAGTGATTGTACGTTCTAACAAATTAAACAAAGGCGAAGCTCTATTAGCTAAGAAAGGCGCAGTTAAGTTAATTACAAAACGCGACTTCTTCTTAGAAAAAGACCGAGACGCATCACGTAAATCAACTGCATTATATTCAGATAAGCACTATGTAGCATATTTATACGACGAATCTAAAGTTGTTAAAATCACAAAAGGTGCAGGCGACGAAGTAATGTAAGGAGTGATATAAATGCTCTACAAAGTTATTACAAGATTTAAAGATGCTGATGATGATAATTATTTATATGAAGTAGGCGATTTATATCCGCGTGAAGGATACTATCCAACAGATAAGCGTATTGATGAATTATCAACTACTAATAATCGTCGCAATGTTGTGGGTATAGAGCCTATTATGCTAAATGCATTGAAGGTATCAGAACTGAAAGATATTGCTGAACAACTTGAAATTGAACAATATTCATCTATGAAAAAAGCTGAATTAATAGAGACGATTGAAGGTGTTGCGTAATGGAACCGAAAGAGGTAAAACAACTTAATCTTATGCCGATTGAAGATACTTCCAATGATGATGTCTTAGGCGATTTAATTAAGTTTTATAAAGGTATTGCAGAAGAATACTGTAATAAGACATTTGAAGCGCCCTACCCGTTTGGTGTAAGGAAATTTATTGCTGAGTGTATCAAATACGGTACAAACAGCAATGTTTCCTCACGAACTATGGGTACGGTATCTTATACCTTTGTAACAGACTTACCAAAAGCAACCTACAGACACTTGAAACCTTTCCGTAGATTGAGGTGGTAATATGTATGATTCATTCAATGAATATCCTCATACCATTGACGTAGGTAAGATGCAATTAGTAGGTAAATATCCTAACCAAAGAAAAGAATTTGTCCCAGAAAGGCAAATGCAGGGGTTTATGGATACACCTACAACATCAGAAACACTTAAATTTCATCAGATGAATAAAACTTTCGACCGTAACCTGTATACAAGATATGAATTGCCAATAAATAAAGAAGATATATTCAAATATGAGGGCAGAATCTATCAAGTAGTAGGTTATCCTGTTGACCAAGGCGGAATGCATGAAGTCAACTTAACAAGGTTACAGGAGGTACCTAATGGCTAAAGTTAAATATGGTAATTGGGACTTAGTCGCAGAGTTAGAAGATTATCGTGATGAAATGGAAGAATGGGTTAAAAAAGGGATATTAAAGACTACATTAGCCATTTATAATACAGCGGTAGCATTAGCACCTGTTGACTTAGGTTTCTTAAAAGAAAGTATAGACTTTAAAGTTACTGATGGAGGTTTCTCGTCTGTTATTAGCGTAGGTGCAGAGTATGCGATATACGTTGAATTTGGTACAGGCATTTACGCAACGGGTCCAGGGGGAAGTCGTGCTAGAAAGCTACCATGGACTTACAAAGGTGATGATGGTGAATGGCATACTACCTACGGACAACAAGCACAACCATTCTGGAATCCTGCCATAGATGAAGGTAGAAAAGTGTTTAACAGATACTTTAGTTAGGAGTGTTGGTATGTGGGTAACTGCTGAACCGTTACTATACAACAAAATAATGAATAATTTAATCGAGAACCCTATCACTGACAAATTAGTCGGCGGTAGGGTTTTTGATTGCGTTCAAAAAGACGTAGTTTACCCATATATCGTAGTGGGTGAATCTAACGTTACTGAAAGCGAGCGTTCGCCTGGCATGCGTGAAATTATTGCTATTACATTTCATGTATATAGTCAATATGAAAACGGTGCTGAAGCACGAGAGTTACTGAAGTATCTCAATTACGCTTGCAGACTGAACATTAATTTTAAAAATTACGAACTTGAGTGGATTAAAAAAGATAATTCACAAGTGTTTACAGATATTGATCAATACACAAAACACGGTGTGCTGAGATTGCTATACAAGGTACGCCATAAAACATTACAAGAAAGGGTGTAGCACATGAGTACAGGCTATATCGCTGTTGTAGAGCCGACTAATAACACATTAGGTGTAATGGGGTTATTAGTATCGGACTTGCAAGAAGGCGAAACTAAAATTTCAGCTGAGCTATCAGAAAAGATTGTAGCAGGTAAAACTGACTACTCATATCAATCAGTCGCAGAAGAACTTAATTTAACGTTTGGTCGTATTCCAGGGGATAAAGGACAAGACCAATTCAAACAAGCAATTAAAGACCGAAAACAAGTAAAAGTGTGGTTGATTGAGAAAAAGAAACGCACAGACGGTTACCATGCAGTATTTGGTTATGCGGTAGTAGAAGAGTATGGCAATTCATTTGACGATGAAGAAGATACAATTGAAGTAACTGTAAAAGTTAAATTCAATACTGCTGACGGTGTGTTTAGCGAACTTCCGCAATCATGGTTAGATGCTTCTGTTGCAGGTACTACTGTTGAATTCGAGAAACCTGGTGAATACACTGGTGATCTTGAAGAAAGAGAATCAACAAGTAAAACATTTACTGCAAACAGTGCTGTTTCATCAGATTCAGAAAGTATGTAATTTCAGGGTGCATTACGCACCCTTATTTTTATATAAATAACTAAGTGAGGTAATTAAATGACTGAAAAAAACGTATTCCAAGCAGAGAAATTTGAACCTATTACTGAATTAGAGTTTAAAGATGCTAAGTTAAAAGCAAAGTGTACATTTTTCTTTGATATTCATGCACAAAAGTACGCTAAAAAAGATGAAAACGGTAACGAAACAAGCGGTTATCATGAGATTTTACAAGGTATCTTAAATCGCAAAACAATTTCTATCGTACATTTTTGGGATTGTGCATTGGCCCATGTCAAAAACCGTCCTTCAATTCAAGAAATTCAAGATGTTATCCAAGATGTAATTGATAAAGAAGGTACAACGCTTGGCTTGTTACAAGGTGCGGTACAAGAATTAGGTGAATCAGGTTTTTTCAAGGAAGAGTTCAAGATGTTCTGGTTCCAATTCAATCAAGCGCCGAAGTTAGTGAAGGAAGAGGACAAAGAAGAAGCCAAGAACGCACTTCCGTTCATGAAAGAAACTTACAGAACCTTAACGGGCAAAGAACCTTATTAAACTATAGCGAGGTACGTTCAAAAACCGCACAATATCTTGGATATATCAAAAGTGAAGAATTATTTATGATGACTCCTAAAGAATGGCAAGACTGGGTCAAAGGAGCGCGAGAACGTGAATTAGACATGTTGGAATTTAACTTGCACCTTGCTACTGCAAACGCAATGGCACAAAGTAAAAAAGGTGTAAAACCTATGATGAAACAAATTCAAAAAGCGCGTGAAAACTTATTTAAAGATGAAGTGCAAATTAGAAATGACAAACAAGCTCAAATTGAACAACGTAAGCAATTAAGACAACGACAAATCGAAGAAGCAGAAGCAATGTTTGGTAAAAAGTGAGGTGCAATGAATGGAAAAGAACTTTTATGCTCGTATTAATGCGATTATTAAAGGCTTTGAACGTGGTGTGCGTAAAGCGCAACGTCTAGCTAAAACTTCTGTTCCTAATGAGATAGAAACAGAAATCAAAGCTAATACAACAAAGTTTCAACGTGCATTAACAAGAGCAAAAGCAATGGCACAGAAATGGCGTGAACATACCGTTAATTTAGGTATGGTTACTAAAGAATATACTGCTAACTTAGAAAAAGCAAAAGCACAAGTTGAAAGATTTAAACAACACAAAGTCGATTTGAAATTAAGTAACGAAGAGTTAATGGTTAAATATAAAGCCACAAAAGAAACTGTTGAAGCATGGAGGAAACATGTAGTCAAACTAGATTTAGATGCTAGTCCAGCGGAAATGGCTTTAAAAGGCTTTAAAGAAGATTTAATTGAATTAGGTAAACATCACTTCGATATAGATTCAGGGCGTTGGAAGTTAGGTAACAAATTTACTAAAGAGTTCAATGGTATTGAAGGGCAAGCGAGAACATCTTTCGGTAAAATTAATAAATTGATGCGTAAAACTTGGCATGACGGTGGTCGTGCTTTAGGTGATTTCAGTGATAAAATGGACCACTTAGCAGGACGCATCCGTTCATTCGGTACTGTGTTCGGTCAACAAATCAAAGGTGTAATCGTTGCTTCATTCCAAGCATTGATTCCAATTATAGCGGGTCTTGTACCAGTCATTATGGCCGTTGGTAATGCGTTGAAAGTAGTAACTGGTGGTGCGATTGCTTTAGCTGGTGCTGTAGGTATTGCAGCAGGTGGTTTTGTCGGATTTGGTGCAATGGCTATTAGTGCTATTAAGATGTTAAACGACGGCACACTGCAAGTGACTAAAGAAACACAGACGTATCAACGTGCATTAGATGGCGTGAAGGACACATGGTCTGACATCATAAAGCAAAACCAAGCTCAGATATTTAATGCAATGGCAAATGGTTTAAATGCTATTAAAGTATCTCTTAAAGGCTTAACGCCGTTTTTAAGTGGTGTATCGAATGTAATGGAAAAGGCTAGTCAAGACATGCTCAAATGGGCTAAGTCTAGTAAGGTCGCTAAAAAATTCTTTAATGAAATGGGTACAACAGGTGTATCTATTTTTGCTGATCTAGTAAAGGCTAGTGGTCAATTCGGTTCTGGCCTTATTAGTATGTTCACTCAATTAATGCCTTTATTTAAATGGTCTTCTCAATGGCTACAAAGATTAGGCGAGGACTTTAATAAATGGGTTAACAGTGCTAAAGGTCAAAATGCAATCAAGCAATTTATGGAATATACAAAGACTAATTTGCCTATTATCGGTAATATCTTTAAAAACACATTTGCTGGTATTAATAACTTACTTAAAGCATTTGGTCAAAACTCCACAAACATATTTAAATGGTTGGAACAAATGACTGCAAAGTTCCGTGAATGGTCTGAAACCGTTGGCAAATCAGAGGGCTTTAAAAAATTCGTGCAATATGTACAAGAGAATGGACCAGTCATCATGAAGTTAATCGGTGATATTGTACGTATATTAGTAGCCTTTGGTACTGCTATGGCACCTATCGCTAGTGCCTTACTTAAATTAATTGGTGCAGTCGCTAGTTTCACTGCTTCACTACTTGAAAATCATCCAAATGTAGCTAGATTCTTTGGTATATTAACTATTCTCGCAGGTGCTTTTTGGGCATTGCTTGCTCCTATTATGTTCATTAGTTCAGTTTTAACTAATGTGTTTGGAGTAACTTTGTTACAAGCTCTCGGACATATTGTAAAATTCATGAAAACAAGTAGTTTATTAAAAGGAATCCTAAATATTGTAAAAGGTGCTTTTAGTTTATTACTTAGCCCAATAGGTAACCTCACAAGGCTATTACCAATTCTTAGCACTGCATTCAGCGCATTAACGGGTCCTATCGGTATTATTATTGGTGTGATCGTTGCATTGATTGGAATCATAGTATGGCTTTGGAAAACGAACGAAGGCTTTAGAAATATGATTATCGGTGCTTGGAATGGAATCAAAGAAGCAATAGGTAATGCTATACAGGGAATCATAGACTGGTTTATGCAGTTGTGGCAAAATATCCAGCAAACATTACAACCTATTATTCCATTGTTGCAGTTAGTAGGTAACTTTATTATGCAAGTATTAGGTGGAATTGTATACGCAGCAATTATGGGTGTGATTTTTGCGTTCCAATCACTATGGAATGCAGTATCGATTATCTTTACTGCAATAGGCGGCATAATTTCAGTAGTAGTTCAAATAATAGTTGGTTTATTCACATTTTTAATTCAACTGTTGACTGGTGATTTTTCTGGTGCATGGATTACATTACAAACTACAATTTCAAATGTAATGAATACTATTTGGAGTACATTAACATCTATATGGGACCAAATTTCGACATTTATTTTCAACACATTAAATAACATTTTAGGAACTAATATCACAAGTTGGGGTCAAATATGGTCAGCAATTACTGGTTTTGTAACTAAAATCTGGAACTCTGTTTCTAGTTGGTTTAGTAGAACAGTTGAGGCGGTCAGACAGAAAATGTCTGAAGCATGGAATGCAGTTGTATCAAAAGGCCAACAATGGGTTGATTCCATCAAACAAACAATGAGCAACTTTTTAAGTTCAGTAAAACAAAAGTTCTGGGACGTTGTAAATGCTTGTCGTCAAGGTATGGAGGATGCAGTCAATGCAATTCGTAACTTCTTTGGTAAATTCGGAGAAGTTGGAAGATATTTGATGGAAGGTTTGGCAAATGGTATTAAAGATGGTATTGACTGGGTTGTTAATGCAGCTAAAGGAGTAGCAGAACGTGCTGTAAGTGCTGCTAAAAGCGCTTTAGGTATTGCTTCACCATCTAAAGTATTTAAAGGTATCGGTCAATTTGTATCGCAAGGATTAGGTATCGGTATTGCTAATCACGCTTATAAAGCGGTAGATGCTGTAAAAAGTATGTCTAACCAGATGGTGAATGCATTTGATGCAGATTTAGAACCTTCGTTTGATGTAGGTGGACTTGGTGCATCTATTGCAGGGCAAGTTGACGGTTTCATTACTGATGATGTACGTCATTCTATTCAAGAAAACAGCAGACCAATCGTTAATATAGAAGTACGTAACGAAGGCGATTTAGAATACATCCGTTCTGTAATCAAAGATATGGATGCGAAAGACTATTACACATAGATTGTGAGGTGATAACACTTGATTTATAGAGATATTGAAATTGTAAGAGGTAATAAAACTTATAAATTAAGTGACAATCCTATCACTTTTAATAGATTGAAGGTTAAAACTTATAATGTAAGTGATATTGAGCGCGAACATAATTACGAATCTATCGATAGACTCAATGGTCGTTTTAATACCGGGACAATAGAAACATCACGTATCGCTACATTAGTTGTTGAGTATGAAGTTGATAAAATCGCACATGCTATTCATTTAAGGAATCAATTAGCCGATTTGTTTAGGGATAAATTTTATATTCGTGAGTTAGTACCTTCTCTTGTAGAAGTGCCATTCCAGACTTTTGGAGATCCTGATTTTGAGTTTCCGCTGAATTATGCGAGTGGTATGCAATTAGAATTGAGGTTAACAAATATCGGGGATTATGACACTAATCAAACGAACGGAGAAATCGAGATTACATTTGAAACATCTGAAAAACCATATTACGAAAGTATAGGGCGTAGTCTACAACTAGAAAAGGTAGACTCGCCTTATTTATGGTCGTCTGATATGGGGATTAATTTACCGGTTAATAGCGATAGAAGGAAATATACATTTACAAATACCGATTCAGGAAACGTGTATTATCATGGGACACAAGGTATCAACCAATTTACTTTTGATAGAGTTATAACGATTGTTTTAGGAGCTGATACGAAAAAGTTCAGCTGGAACCTAGAACATTCAGAAGTTATGACAATTGAAGGATTGAATTTGAAAGCAGGAGATGTAATTAAATTCAATGGTCTGCAAACCTATAGAAACGGCGTTTCAATAGATGATTATACAAGGATGTCACAACCTTTCTTCGAACATGGTTATAACTACTTTACGATTAACCAAACAGTACAAAAGATTACATTTGATATGAAGTTTTATTATAAGTAGGTGAGTTTTTGGCAATTTTAATAAAAAATAGGATTGGTAAAGGCTATCCTATTTATACTTCAACTGTTTTAAATGAAAAGTTGAGTGATGAAGGTAACTTAACTTTTGATATTTTAGAAAATGAAAACACATATGATTTAATTTCTGCAGTAAGTAAAATGTGGACTGTTCACAATGTAGCAGGTCCAGATGATAAAAGAGTATTTGTCATCACTATTATTGACAGACAATCAAGAGGCGAAAAACAATATGTTTCTATTACGGCTCGTCAAAAAGAAATAGATGATTTAATGACTCAACGTATTTATAGTAATGTGACTGGTAGTTTTACGGTCGAGAATTATTTTAAAATCGTTTTTCAAGGTAGTGGGTACAAATATAAAATTCCGATAAAGGTACCTTCTTCACGTTGGGAAAACGCAGGTGATGGCGATAGTAGATATGAAATGTTTAAAAATGGTTTGGAAAGATACGGGCTTGAATATACGTACGATCCTTCTAATAAAACTTTCACGCTTGAACCATTTGTAGAAAAGAAAACTTCATACTATATCTCGAGCAAAGTCAATGCTAATAATCTAAAGTTAGAAGAAGATGCAAGCGAATGTTATACGTACATCCGAGGTTATGGTGGTTTTGAAGAAGATGAATCATTTATGCAAGGTAGTGTAAAAGTTGAATTCACTCATCCATTAGCAAAAGTGATTGGAAAGCGAGAAGCTCCCCCTAAGATAGACGGTCGAATAACTAACATAGAGACCATGAAAAGAGAAATTGAGGCAATCATAGCTCAGTCGCTTAAAACTTCTCTATCGCTCGATTTTGTAGCTTTGAGGGAAGTGTTCCCAAGCGCAGTACCTAGAATTGGAGACCTTGTACCAGTACGAGATGACATTATCGATATTAACGATAGTGTACGTATCATTGAAATCAAAACAACACGCGATGCGCATAATAAAATCATTAAACAAGACGTTGTATTAGGTGATATTCGAAGACGTGATAGATACACAAAAAGTGTTAATAATGCTGCGACACTTGCTAGCGGTTTAGGTGGTGGCAGTGAAGGCGTACGTTCATTTAATAATATAGCTAAACGAATTGATACTACTGCCAAAGCAGTAAATAACGTAACAAATTCAGCATCTTCTTTAAAATATGATGGATTAGGAATTCATGGTAAAAGCGGTAGTTCAGTTATTTCATTTATGGAAGATGGTTTTAAGAGCAGTAAAGATGCAGGCGAAAACTATATCACCCTTATTACCGGAGACGGTTTCAATATGGAGGCAATGCCTACTGCAACAACAGTCGCTAAAGGGCTAATGTCAACAGAAGACAAAGTTAAATTAGATGATATTAAACCCGAGAATTTTATAACAACAGATGAGCGTAACAAGTTAAAAAACATTAATACTAATCTTAAAGGGTTAGTCATTACTGGTGAAAATGGTAAAAAATATAACTTAACAGTTGATGTTGAAGGTCAACTGAAAGCTAAGGAGGTTTAACTTTGAAATTAAATCTTTTAAAGAAGTTAGACACAATTTTTAATGATAAATTTATAGGGCAAAATGAACAAAACTACGAAAAGATAGAGAAAGCTATAAATGGACAGAATGATGATATTGAGTATCATAGAAACAACGAAAAAGATGCTCATAATTCAAACAACGTTACTCATTACACAAAGAAAGGTCAGAAAACTAACGTCGGTGATGAATTACGTTATCAAAATGAGGTAAATGACCACCTCGTTTTAGGAGCGTTAGGTAATGGCCAACAAGAAGTTAGACAAAGTCGTGTATCGATTGATGCTCAACAACATCAAACGTTGGAAGAGCGATTGAAACACGACTTTTTACGTGAGAAGAATGATAGAGAAAAAGGCTTAAAAAACTTACTTGATAAAATCAATCGTGTAGTCAATGTCGATGAGTTTGGTGCTGATCCAACAGGTGTTAAAGATAGTACAAACGCATTTGTTAAAGCATTTGGCAATGGAAATGTACAAGTTACGATGTCTGCTGGGACTTATAAAGTCTATGGTTTAAAATTACCAAATAACACACGCTTAGTCGGACAAGGTAAAGATATAACAACAATTAAATTAGCAGATGAAGCGCCAGCTGAAACGGTCGTCATTACTAACTTATCTATGGGCGGTAATGCAAAAAACATTGCAATAGAAAACTTTAGTGTTGACGGTAATAGAAAACGTCAAAATAATTCGTTGAAAGCAGCAGGAGGTTCTCTATCAAGCAATGTTCGCTTTGCAGGTGTTAAACATGGTTACATTTACAACATTAAGTCATTTAGTACGCTTTTACATGGAATTGATGTAACTTATGGCGTAGATGAATACTTTTACGGCGGAGATGGTGCTAGACCTAGCGAATCATTGGAAAGTAAGTATGTTCATGTAAATAATTGTGAGACTTACGATTTTGGCGATGATGGTATAACTGTACATTGGAGTAGATACATTCTGATTACAGATTGTTATTCACATGATCCAATCGGCGGTGGAAACAATAATGGTATTGAAGTTGATGACGGCTCTCAATTTGTGTTTTTATCTGATAACAAAACTGAAAACAACTATGGTGGATTAGAAATAAAGGCGCATGCTACAGCTAGCGCTCCACAAAACATTTTTGTAAACAACCACATGTCTATTAGAGATACACGTTCATACAACATTCGTCATATCGGGCATCATAAAGCAAGTGACCCACAATCAAAAACTGCTTTTAATGTGGTATTAAACAACTGTTCTTCAGTCTATCCACAATTTAACGGTGTATATCCTAATACAAGTCCCAGAGCAATCGTAGTATGCGCATTCCGTAATGTGCTTATAAATAATTTCAGTGCATTAGGGGACTCTAAATGGAGTAGTGGTCAACCGGTAGCAGTTGTCCAGTACAGAGCAGAAAACGTAACGTTTAATGGCGTTAATATTCAAGGCTTTTCCACAGCTAGTGCGGACTTAAAAATTATGGGTGGAAATAACAGACCTAAAAAGATTACTTTCGCCAATGTTAATTTGTACAAATCATCTAAAACGACTGGTATTTCTGGTGGTTCTAAAGTTTATGATACGAAGATAATCGGTGGTAACTTAATCGGTGCAGGTACTGGTAACGCAATAGAGATGTATAATAACACTGCCGAAATTGTGAATGTGCAAGCAGAAGGCTATACTAACCAAGCTGTTATCGCAGGCAGAAATTATTCTAAAGTTCCAACAGTTGTAAAAGGTGGATTTAGCGGTGCTAGTACAGGTGGTGGAGCGTTAGCTGAAACATCTGCTTTGATTGCTAGTACAGGTGGTTCATATGCTCACAGTAATAGAAGTTGGGTTGCAGGTTCAGGTATGAACTCACATGCATATGGTTCACGTTCTTCAGTTCTCAACTCGCTTGAATCAGAAACAATACCAGGTAGTTACTGTCAAACGATTGTCAATAGTCGTGGTGTTAAATCACCAGGTAATTATCATTTCTTATTAGGTTACGGAACTAACGGAGCGAGAACATCAAATATAAAGATTGATATGTCATCTACAAGCGGTAATATCAAAACAGCAGGACAAGTTACAACAAGCAATAACTTTGCAGATTATGCGGAGTATTTCGAATCACAAAGCGGTGGAGCAATCAGAAATGGTACCATTGTCACGTTAGAAGGTCGTTATATTCGAAAATGCCAAGAAAATGATGTACCACTAGGCGTTGTATCTGGAACTGCAGGAATTATCTTAGGTGACCAAACTTTTCATCATAAAGATAGATATGAGCGTGATGAATTTGGTGTTATTCTAACTGAAGAACAATTAAAAACTTGGACAGATGATTCAGGAAATGAATACTCAGAGTATGTTGAAGTTCCAATCGAACGTCCAGATTATGAAGAAAACGAATACTATGAATCACGTGAAGAACGTCCAGAGTGGAATGTTGTTGGACTAATCGGACAAATCTATATCGCAGTAGATAATACAGTAGAAAAAGGCGATTGGATTCGCTCACGAAATGGAAAAGGTACGAAAGACAACGCTAACGGCTATTATCAAGTAATGGAAGTAACTACTCCATATAACCAAGAAAAAGGCTATGGCGTAGCAGTATGTTATGTACACCCTGTAACGAAAGGAGCAATCACTAATGCCTAATTTAGATAAGATAGCAATTTTAAAACAGGAAAATACACCTTATTACAAACCTATCTCGAATACGAAGATAGGTTTTTATAATACTGATAGTAATACTGCTAAAATGCACTTTATTATTCACAAAGACGGATTTCCCTATCAGTTAGGACCTGTTAATGTAACGGGTTATTTATGGCTTAAATCATCTAACGGCAGTATGTCAGGTCAACTAGATTTAGAAATTATTGATTCTCAAAGTGGAGTCGTAGCTGCTACTGTTCCAAATGAGTTTTTGAAAGCAGCAACTAACACTGAATGTAAGGGCCAAATTTTATTAGCTGTAAATGGAAATACAGACATCGCAACTTTAGGTGAGTTTAGTTTTAGAGTAGACGATGCACTTCCTAACCAAATCAAAGGCGATATTAAAGTAAAGTATTTCAGAATGTTCGATGACATGAAGAATGCCTTAGAACAAAAGGTTTCTGATATAAAACAGGCTGTTGATAATTTAGAGGACTATGTTATTCGTGTTCAAGATGCCAGTTTTATTGCTATTCAGAAATTAGAGACGATTAAAAATGAAGCAGTCTCTTCTATTGATCGTCTTTCAATCAGTGCTTCTAGTGAATTGAAAAATTTACTTGAACAATACAAAAAAACTGCAATCGAAACTAAAGAGAGTGCTGTTTCAAATATTCAATCTAAAGCAGATGAAAGCTCACAAGTTTTAGATAATAAAAAGAATGAATCTATAAGTTATATTGATGAAAAGATTCAACAATTCAACACTGCATACGAAAACAATGGTTTTGCAACCCCTGGCGATGTAGATAGTAAAATTAATGCCCTACAGTGGCAAAAATATAAAATTACCAACGATGACGGGACTCTTAATAATATTACGGGATTTGATTTTAACAACCCCGAACAATTTCTAAATAACGGAGGTAGTGCGTATGTAGCACAAGTAATTAATCAACCACTTAATGCAAGTCAGTACGGTTTTGTTCATTGGTATAAGCGAAGTGTACAGAATACCTCACATGAAAAATTGTATTACACTCCTTATAACACAAATGAAGTTTATTTGCGCACAAAAATCAGCGGAGTTTGGAAAGATTGGGAAAAAATCTCTCACAATCAAACTGATACAGGTTGGATTGAATTCTTTTTGATTAACGGGGCTACTTCTAATACAGTTTTTGCCAATGAAGGTGATGGTGGTTTTAAATGTGCATATAGAAAAGAAGTTAAAGGTAACTTAACTACTAATTATTTAAGGATTAATGGCTCTAATTTGACTCAAGGTCAGGTGTTAGCAATGCTACCGCCTACTTTTACAAAACATGCCCAATCGTTCCCGATACGCGTTCCGACCTCCCAAACGCATTTTGGTGGATATATAACAATCAGGCCTTCAGGTGAAGTTAAGTTTTATATTAATGGAGACCCTAGTCAATGGAATAGCTCCAGTTATGTATACGGTGAGTTTTCGTGGATTGATTAAAAGGAGTGAGTTAATGATTATAGAAAAAGTTGTTTATAACATAGATAATGGTCAACCGTTTTTAGTTTCGCTAAACGAGGAAGGAGAAAGTATTTATCCTGATTTTGAATACACTGAAACTCCAATACCAGAAGGGATTTATCAACCTATATATTTTGATGTAGAGAATAACAAGTGGATAGGATCTACTAGAGAAGAATATGAAAGTAGTATAGAAGAAATACATCAATCAGGGGTTGATAAAGATAAAATTATATCAGACTTAACAATTCAATTAGCGGCTCAACAGGATGACATCACTAATTTAAAAGAGTTAACCGCTAGTTTAAGTCTTGCTTTAGCGCAAATTCAAGGAGGTATTTCAAATGAAGTATGAAAATCTTAAATACCTTTATGACGAAGGTTTATATACAAATGAACAATTTAAAATTTTTGTGAGAGTAAATTGGGTAACGCCTGAACAATATTTTGAGTGTACAGGGGTTGAATACGAAGCATAGAGGTGTTGCTTATGAAAAAACAGAATGGTCTTAATTACTTTCAAAAAATTTCGATGTTATGGTCTATATGTTTTGGTATCGCATCAGTTGTACGTGGCGCATATTGGGTGTTTAATGCTAATACCGCACAACACGAAAGTAATTTATATGATGCTATGCACGATGTATTGCCTTTGACATTCTGGGGACTGCCTTTTGCTGTTTCTGGTATTCTTTTAATTGTGTCTGGCTTTTTAACTCCTTATTATCAAACTAGTATTAATTATTTTAGATTTAACCTTTCGGGATATGCGATTGCATGTCCCTTTTACTATATATTCTCTGTTGCAGGCTTCAATAACAGTCTAAATATAGTTACTCCGGTGATAAACTTCAACTTTGCAATTATAAGCGGTGCTATAGCTTATATTGCTTATAGACAACTTAGAGAGTTGAAGAAACAAAAACATGACTGAATTTGTAACGTTAAATAAGTATTTAGAAGATGAAAAGCGCAGAGAGATAGAGAAAGGTAAAATCCATCAAAGAATAAATAACGTTGATAATAAGCACATCGAAAAGAATAATGATTTGAAGTTAATTATTATGACCTTTATTGAAAGTCAGAAACCGTTGAATGACCACATGAAGGGAATTCGTGATGATTTAAAAGAAGTAAATGATGTATTAAAAGAATATGCAAAAAAAACAGATGAGATTGAAGATAATTTAAGAGATATACAACAAGAACAAGGAAAAGGAGCAGTAGACAGAAATAAATTTTTGTTATCGGTTCTTGCTGCAGCAACAGGTGCTGGTGGCTTTGTTCCTGTTCTTATCCAAACATTCTTTAAATAAAGTCGGTGCATTAAGTACCGGCTTTTTATTATGAAAGTGAGTTGATGTCATGGCATTGCCGAAAAGCGGTAAACCAACTGCGCAAAATGTTGTGGATTGGGCTTTAGATTTAGCTAGACGTAGAAGTGGCGTAAATGTAGATGGTTATTATGGCATGCAATGTTGGGATTTGCCTAACTACATTTTAAAAAGATATTGGGGTTTTACTACGTGGGGAAATGCGAATGCTATGGCTATAAAAAGTAATTATCGTGGTTATGATTTTAAAATATATAGAAACACGGCTTCGTTTGTACCTCGACCTGGTGATTGGGCAGTTTGGGCTGGAAGCAATCCGGGGCATGTAGCAATAGTAGTAGGGCCTAGTACGACAAATTATTTTTATAGTGTAGATCAAAACTGGTATACAGCTAACTGGTCGGGTTCACCGGCTTATAAAATAAAACATACTTATAGTGGTGTTACACATTTTGTTAGACCACCTTATAAAAAAGAGGCGATTGTACAACCCACTCCGACACCTAAACCACCAACTACAAACGAACCTTCAAAACCAACGAATCCTGAGCCAGAAAAAGAACCTGAGAAACCAGAAGTTAGATTCAAGGATGTTACTAAAGTTGTATACACTCTTAAACGTGATGACTTCGGTAAGCGAGATAAATTTGAACATAGAGTTGCTTGGGGAAATAAACGTAAAGGGAAAGTCAAAGGGATTACTATAAAAAATGCACACACAATGCGTTCAGTCCAAGAGTTATACAATGATAGAAATCAGTATATATCCTCTAAAGAATACCCGCATTATTATGTTGATTATATGAGTTCATGGTCACCTAGATTCGAGGGATATGAGTACCCAGGTGATCCAGACAACATTGTTATAGAAGTTTGTGGAGACTATGCAGACGACAAAGAAGCATTTATTTTAAGCGAATTATGGGCAATGATGTTGGGCTATGAGATTTTTGAATACTACAAACTAAAATTCGATGCTAAAAATATTAAGATTGACAACAAAATATGGCGCTCTTTAAAAGAACATGTTAAGTGGGACTTTATTAAGGACGGATTCCCTCCAAAACAAAAATTGGAAGAATTTGCTAGAGCAGCAGTTGGTTTATATGCGAATAAAGATAACTTATTACAGAATGTAGGTTCAGAAAAAGTAACGAAATCTAAAATTAAAACAACAGTGAAAAATAAAAACAATGAAATTGTACAGCAAGAAAAGCGTGCTAAAAGCAATAAAACGGCTACCTCAAAAAGTCCTGCTATTACCTCGCCTAAAATTACAATCGAAAAAAGTAAGTTTACATTCACTCAAGCGTTAAATGCTCAAATGACACGAGGAATGCCAATGAAATCTGTCAGCTGGGGATGGATACATGCGTCACGCAGTCAGACAAGCAACGCTATGGAACCAAATAGAATTTGGAATAATAGTACGCAGCGTTATCAAATGCTTAATTTAGGTAAGTATCAAGGTGTCCCTGTATCAAAACTAAATCAGATATTAAAAGGTAAGGGAACCCTCCATAATCAAGGACAAGCGTTTGCGACTGCATGCAAACGATATAATTTGAATGAGATATACCTAATCGCTCACGCCTTTCTCGAAAGCGGATATGGTAAATCAAATTTTGCAAGCGGTCGTTATGGTATATATAACTATTTTGGTATAGGTGCATTTGATAATAATCCTAATAATGCAATTAACTTTGCGCGTAATCACGGTTGGACTACACCTTCTAAAGGTATTATAGGTGGAGCTAAATTTGTGCGTGAGGGTTATATAAACAAAGGCCAAAATACGTTATACCGTATGCGTTGGAACCCTAAAAATCCTGCTACACATCAATACGCTACAGCTATTGAATGGTGCCAGCACCAAGCAACAACAATAGCCAATTTATACAAACAAATTGGTTTAAAAGGTATTTATTACACTCGAGATCAGTATAAATAATGAGGTGACAGAATGATATTTAAAAATAAGGATATTAGTACAAATATTAATGAACGTGGTGTTGATATTGGTAGTATTGACGCCAATTTTTACACTGAGGATGAACAAACAGCTTCTATTAGAATTTTTGTTAAATGGAATGACAAGCCTGTCAACTTAAACTTAGTAAACATGCGCCCTGTGTTGAATTTATACTTGCAAGACGGTTCTATCTTCGAAGATGAAACATTACAAATTGTTATGCCTGAAAGTGGTGTTATTCAATACAACGTTCCTGTAAATGTAATTAAACATGTAGGTAAAGTGAATGCAAAGTTATTCCTTGTAAATGAAAATGAATCAATTCATGCAGTCAACTTCTCATTCAACATCATTGATAGTGGTATTGAAACGCCAGTAAGAAAAGAATTAAGTTTTAATCTAGTAGATGAATCTATTAGGAAGATTGTTAAAGAAAACGCATTAACTTTGTTAAATGATTCATTTAAAACAGATGTAGAAACAAGTCTTAAAGATTATTTAACTGCAAACTCAACTCTTTTCAAAGGTGAAAAAGGAGAAATTGGTGACACAGGTTCACAGGGCGTTCAAGGATTACAAGGTGAAAAAGGTGAAAAAGGCGAACCTGGCGATACTCAAAAATTAGTAGCAAGAAATGTTGTTGCTAGTGGTGAAAATAAACCTTTAATCACTTTTGTTGATGATGATGGAAGAACAGAAGTATTACAAAAATGGGAACCTGTTTTAAAAGAAAAAGGAAACAAATTAACTATTCCATTAATCACGCAGTGGATGGACGATCCAAATAATACAAGTGTAATTACGTGGGATGATGTGCATAGATTAAAAAATACGTATGGCGTTGAATTTGTCAGTCATACACATACACATCAACACGCTAATACTTTAACTGCAGAACAAATCAAAATAGAGTTTAGCGAATCAAAGAGAGTATTAATGAGGGAAGGATTGACCCATAATATTATTGTTCAACCTTATGGTGAAAATACTGCAGACGTTAGAAGAATTAGTAGAAATTATTTCAAAGCTAACATTGGAACACGTGAAAATATAAATGTTTGTCCGTTCGACACATTTAATGCATACAGAATTACTCTAGGCGAAGCTACCTATACAACATTTGAACAATACAAAGCTAAAATTGATGAAGCCATTACAAATAACGGTTGGTTAATTTTTAAATCTCATTCACAATACACGACGTTTGATGATAATCAAATAGCAATTATCAAACAAATCATTGATTACGCAAGGCAAAATGGTATGGTAGAAGTTAATTTAGAAGAAGGGTTAGAGTTGTTCGGAAATTTAATTGATGTAGGGGATTATACCGCTAAAGCACAAGGTTCAGACTACTATATCATTGATAAAAAAGGCCAGGTTCATTCTAATAAATATGGAATTTCTTATAGAAGTGTCACCAACTATGGGAGTGATATTAATTCACCTGTGACTAACTTCGATTATGGATTAACGCATGAACAAGTTTATTCAACTAGAGTAACAGGTTTCCCTGAGAATAAAGCAGGAACACTGCAAACTTATCGTTCAAACATTGATTATTACAGTTTCCAAATTTATTACCCTTATGACAACAACAATGTATATAAACGAATTTTCGATAGGGACTTAAATACATGGGGCAATTTCGAAAAACAAAACGCAGATTATATCATTACTAGCACAAAGAATAGTTTGAATAGCACACCTGTCGCTGAATTTAACACTGGAATTACAAAAGAAATTGTTCAAACGGTCAATGCAACTGGGTTCCCTGAAAATAAAGCGGGAATTTTAGAAACAAACAAATTGAATCCTGTTAGTTATTGTTATCAATTGTATTACATCTACAATAGTAATCGTATATATAAACGTTTTTATGACAGTGTTAATAATTGGACTGCATGGGAACGAGTAGATAATACTAGATTGTATTTAAATTTAAAAACTACTGTAAATGTAGAAGTTCCACCTAATTCATCTGTTGAAGTAACAATCAGTATGCCAGGAGTTACAAATAATGATAACGTAGTTGCTACTCCAGTTGCTGGTATCGAACAAGGACTAATGTATAATGCGTTTATTAACACTACAGATAGTGTAAGAATCAGATTTTACAACTACACATCTTCAGCAGTAGTTACTAATCGACCATATAAAATAGATATTATTAAACCAATTTAAGTCGGCGCACTGCGTCGGCTTTTTACTATTTAAAAGGAGTGAATTAAATGGAAGATAAAGTTAAGCAATACATTGCGTTAATCGGCGGTTTTCTCGCTTCTTTATACCTTGCTCTGCAAGCAAGTGGAATCAGCGCAGAATGGATTAACCCTCAAAAAGTAGATGCATGGATTAATGTAATCAATACTGGATTACCGCTTGCATTGGTCGCATATGGTGTATGGAAGAATACGTTTATTGTGAAGAAATCAGCACGTGACCAAGAGGATTATTTAAAAGAGAAAGGATTGAAGTAAAATGAGTGAAGTATGGAATGGGGTACCCGTTAGATTTGATTTATTACCAATCGGAACTAGACGCAGTGGGCAACCGTTAACGACAGGCAAACCAAAATTTATGGTCATTCATGATACAGGTAACATCAATACAACAGCACAAGATAATGTCAATTATTATAAAAACAGTTATAATATTGATTGGTCAATGGTAGCAAGTGCTCACATCTTTGTGGACGATAAAGAAGCGATTATCTGTATACCAGTTACTGAGAAAGCATGGCATGTGCTTTATAATACACCTATTGATAATAAGTGGTACAACTTAGATGCAAACGACGCAGCATTCGGTATCGAAGGTTGTTATTTTACTGATAAAGTGCGTACGCAGAAATCGTTAGACAATACAGCGCGTGTTGCAGCTTATTTGGCAAAATTCTGGAAGATTGATTATAAAACGGAAGCACCCGGTCACCAAGACATTCAAAATGATAAAATCGATCCAGGCAACTTATTGGAAGCAGCAGGATATAGTCGTGATATTTCTTATTTTGATAAAATCGTTGCTAAGTATGCTGAAGGTACAAAAGTTACGATATTAGATAAAGTAAAATCTAAACCAGGTACTGCTAAGAAAGTTGAAAACCCGACGCCTTCGCCTAAATCATCTGTAACTTATCAAGAAGCTATCAGTTATATGAAAGGTTTGAAAGGGCGTTATATTGATTTCGATAAAGCGTGGGCCTTCCAATGCATGGACGTAGCAGTTGATTACGTTTACCATGTTACTAAAGGAAAAGTCAGAATGTGGGGTGATGCAAAAGACAGCATCAGAAACGTATTTCCGACGGGTTGGAAAGTTATCGAAAACACACCTGATTATATTCCGCCGGTTGCTTCTATTGCAGTTAATGCGGCAGGTGAATTCGGTCATATCGGTTTAGTATGGAGCAACGAAGGTGGTACTGAATGGTTTACAATCATTGAACAAAACTGGGATAATCAAGCCGATACACCTGCGAAGTTACGTAAGAATGACTATTCACAAATCACACACTTTATTGTGCCAGATTTCGTCAATCAAAAGGTGAATCAATCACAGGTTAAAGCAATTGTACCTGATGAAAAACCTAAAAATGAGAATGGCTTCGTAGTTAACGGATTACCACCTAAAGACTTAGTTTGGTCAAACACAGCTTACTTTATGGCAGAAGCAGATGAAGCAGGCGTTTCGATTTGCAGACCTAACCACAATGGTGTAATGGCACCGACAAATGAAACATACAACCCAGGTGACGATTTCTATGTTTATGAAATTCGTGACGGTTGGTGTCGCGTTTACTCTAATTCAAACAATGGCTTTGTATGGTATGAACGTTTGAGAATTAGAGAAACATTCAAACCTGCAGGCGGTAAAGTCTATGCTAATCGATTAGAAGTAGGGGCAATCCCTCCAATTAATCTGAAATTATCAAACAATGCATATTTTGAAGCAGTTGCCGACAAGTTCGGTGTAACTATCGCAGATCGTAACGGTAATTTGAAAAATGAAAAGTATGGCGCAGGCCAAAAATTCTATGTTTTCGAATCAGTAAACGGTTGGTGTAGAGTCTACAGTTCTACCAATGATGGTTATGTATGGCATGAGCGATTAAGAATTACAAAAGTGTATGAATAG